TGTTTAATAACAGCTCTTTACCAATAGAGTTTACCAAGTTGGGAAATGACTCTTCCCACTTTAAGTTGCCGTCTTTATCACGACACTCGACATGGTAGTATCCTTCGATACCTACAGACTCACCTGCAACTGCGTTTGTACCCCATGCTGCTACAGCGTTATCGCCAAAGCCTTGTAATTCTTTATGCATTTTAATTCCTCTAAGAAATTCTAATAACAGCCGTTGTAGCTGTAGATGGTGGAAAAGTTACTGTAAATGTACCTGATGCAGTCTTATCTGAACCAAAGTCTAAAACAGCTACAGCGGCATTAGTTGTATCATTATATATCAAAGCGCCACGACATAGGAAATTAGCTGCAAGCCATGAGACATTATTAAAAGATATATAGGCTGTTGAGCCACCACTTGCAGGGACTATAGGTGTTAATATTTCACCTCCAGCTGTGTAACCTGCGCCTGTAACTTCATTTAAAGATGTGTATTCTAAAGTACTTGCAGTAAGCTCTGCATTAGCTGTATATAAAGCTATCTTATAAACTTGAGTTGTGCCTGTAGCAAAGTTCTCTAGCCCACTTAATAGGTTCTTTTTAAATATTGTAGTTTGCCCTTGAACTATCATAAGCCACTATAAGGTATTTTGGTTTGATTGTTTCTGTATGCGTCTCCGCGTTCCAGTCCGTCACCTAGGCGTTTCAACTGAGCTAAGGCTTCTTGGTACTTTTGTTCATAGTAACCAACCATATCGGCTTCACCTTTCATAAAGATCATAGCTTCACGCATAGCGCCGTAGAACAATACAGGGTCATAATTGTCACCGAGCCAGCTAGTACCAGATGCTGCTGTACTTATAGATTCAGGCATATAGTAATAATGTAATTCTACAGTATAGTTATCATCAGGTGTTGGAACTAACATTAATGAAAGCTCTGTAGGGTAAGTTAACTGTGGACCAAATATTGCGTAGTACTTAGGTAGGCCTGTAGCACTTGGATTAGGATAGGCCTCACGAATAAAACTTACATCTTTATCAATAAGATAATTATACGAACCTGAAGCATTGATTGCCGCAAGTGAGTACACAGCCATAAAGTCATTAGGGCAAGACAGATAAGGATTACTACTTGTTACATTACCTGTTACGTTTTTTCTAAGTACTGGAATCTGTACACTGTTGTATATACGGAGTTCTGCCTCTTGCACAAACAAGGGAATATTAGAGACAAACAGTTGCTCAGTATTCTCAGAATACGCTTGTATAGCTTGAACTAACGCAGCATAATTCATTGCTTATGCCATTGGACCGCGAGCTTGAGTGCCTTTTGTAGCAGCACCTGTGCCTCGTATTTTAATACCAGTAGTCTTTATATCTTTTGTAGGAGTTCCTGCACTGGGTACATCAGGTACTTTTACTGGTTTAATTTGTGGATATTTGTCGGATAAAATGCTCATATTAATCTCTATGTTGTAGTTACTGAACTAACTTGCCCTATTGCAACTAAGGCATTAGGGGTTAAAACTGCGTCAAACTGTGAAGCTCCACCTACTGGCGCCCAGCCCCATTCGAATATTCTAGACCCACCAGAAGGTAGGTTGTTTATGTCTAGCCCAGATACTTGATAACTTGTATCCCTACGTGGATTACGTAAAGCCTGTGGATCACTAATTGGGTACATACCTAACTGCAACTGCGGCTGATCTGGGGACCAACAAGTAGCACAAGCAAGGATGTTTGTAATCTTAGTCTTTATAGTTAATGGGCGCAATGTTTTAAGCAAATACTCCATACCACAAACATCGCAGGTTCCTAATGCTATTTTACCTAAAGCATACTTAGAGCTCATCGGCTAAGTGACATCCGTGGAACCATACGCACTGGAGCTTTTTCTCTATTTTCTTCTGCAGCTAATTGGAACTGTTCATCATAAACTGCTTTTAATGCTTGGGCTCTTGCCAAATCCATATTTGGAAGTTTCATAGACAAATAGTAAGCTAAGCCTGCAACTAATGCAGGTAAAAATAAATAGGGTATATCTTGTGTATTAACACCATTACCAGCATCTTGCATTCTTCTTAAACGCCAGTATACAAACGTATATTGAGAGTCTGGTGCTTGTGGCGTAGGCCATACATTAATAGTTGGACTTGCTACACCTGTAGGAGTTGTTGCTCCTGATTGTCTATTTATCCAAACTTGGATAGGTTTACCTAACGCATTCTTATTAGGGATTGTCGCATAGGTGGACTCTGAAATTCTTGATATAGTTATATCTGATTGATTTTGACCTGAACCTGTGCGTATAACTTGGTCTAATAGGTCAACAGTATCAATAGGTAATGTATATGTCGCCACCCCTGTGCTAAGAACAATTTGTCCTTGCTCCACAGTCCAAAGATTTATGCCTTTGTTCCCCCATTCTATCAGGAGTAAATTAAGCGAACGCCTAGCTGTTTTAAAGTCATAACCACTACGAAGCTCAGAACCAGCACGTTCAAAGGCTTCTTCGATTATCTCTGAGAGGTCTATGTTAAATAGTGCAGTTCCAGTAGTGGTCATTTCTTAGCTCTTTTGTTTTTGGTAAGAGGAGGGAAGCTTTTTATCACTCCCCCTTTCTTGTACTCATCTACAGAATTAGGATCATCCTTACGAATGATCTTTTTACCTTTAGGCATTTTGCTTGGGTTAATATCGCCCATACCCCGTGAAGCTTTCATTAGACAAAACGACCACGAGTTTTGCCACGTTGAGCACACCCGTCACCACGAGAAGACGCTGAGGATTTAACTGAGCCGCCTGATTTATAACACGAAGTTTTAGTTTTAGCTTTAACAGATCCGCCTTTTTTCATACCTTTATTATCTTTAAAAGCGCCTTTTTTTTCAAAATAGTCTCTATTTGCGTCAATTCGTTTTTGTCTATCAGCATCTTCAGTATTTGGAACCAATGCTTTAGTTATGCGTCTAGCTTGTTCTGCATCACTTAAATTAGTATCATACTTAGGTGTTGATTTTTTAGAAGCTGCTACAGATTCGCCAGCAAGGATATCATTTTCTTCATCAGATACAGTGGGCATATCTTCCCATTTAATCTTTGGATTACTTGGTTTATTGTAATATTTAGTAGCCATTATACAAACCTACCTTTAGTTTTACCTTTAGTAGCGCAGCCATCAGCAGCTTTTACAAAACCACCGGATCTATAGCATTTGCCGCCAGCTTTCATCTTTTTGGCATCTTCCATCTTCTCACCTTTAGCATATTGCATAGGAGTGATTTTACCAGATTTAATAGCTTTAGCTTCTTTAAGCTCTTCGCCTTTAGTATCTTTACCTTTAAACAGTTTTTTTAGATCGGGTTTTTTAGCTGCCATTTTACCGCCCTCGTTAAATTTTTTGCCTTTGTCGGCTTGATTAAATTCTTTAGCTACTTTTGCAGGAATACCAACTTTTTTAGCAAAGGCTGGGTTATGCGCGGCAGCTGCCATTAGATTTCTTTGAGCTTTTGATTTACTTGGCACCGCAGTTCCACCTTTTTAGTGATGCGGCTTTACGTGTAGGTTTACCGTTCTCATCTTTCATAGGTCCCGGCATACCTGACATTCTGGCACAAAATGATTTCTTTCTTGGCCCCCCTTGTGGTTGTGGGGCTTTAAGATTAGATCCTGTAGCTGCATTATATTTGGCTCTACCTTTTGCGGTCAAACCTGCACCTTGAGATACTGGGAGTTTCTCACCTCTACCAACAGCTAGACTTGGAGCTTTCTTAGTAGCCATAACTTTAGTTCTTTATTACGTCAAATAACCAAGAAGCCGCTGCACCAACTGTTGCACCAACTCCACCAATCATCATAAACATGCGCCATCCACCTTTAGCTTCAGATAAGGTTTTACTGATTTCTTTTATGGTTTCTTTTATTTCGTCCATATCTTTAATCATTTTATCCATGTCATTCTGCAAATGTCGTATATCCGCACTGTGGGTGGCGAGCTCTCTCACCGTTTGTATTGCTGGGTCTGAGGATCTTTGATGTTCCATAACTTAGCCATACACAACAGTAACACCTAACGGCACTGTAGTAGTAGGTGTGTACCAAATACCATTCTCAAACAAAATCCCTTCACCCGGCATTAACACATTTGTTACGTTTGAATTAGCACCTGTATCACATACAAGCTTACTAAGACCTACTGCAGCATTAGCAGGAGTTGCACCATCAGAAAAAGTAGCAGTACCTGCACCTGCACCACCTGCGATAATAACGCTTTTTAACCTAACTCGTCCCGGCACCAACGATACAGCCGTGCCTGAAACTGCAGCACTGGAGTGTATCGATTTGACGTCTGTTTGCATACTCATAATTAATCTCCTATATGTAAAAAGTTAAGGGCTGTATTATGCATTATCGTTTAAGGCCGAGGTCGATCAACTCTGGCCCCCTTAAATTAATTATTAAGCTGAAATAGGAGCTTCAGCACCAGTAGATGATTTTTGAGCATATGTAACAGTAACCCATGCAGCGCCAGTTACAGCAGAGCCAGCAGTAGTAGCTACGATAGCAACATCAGTAGTACCGATGTTTATGAACTGAAGCCATTGTTTAGTAGCTGAAGTATCGTCACGACCAGCAGTTGTAATAGTAGTAGAAGTAACGAATTTGTTAGCAGTAGTACCGTCACCAATAACAAGAGTAGTAGCTGAGTTGAATACAGTAGTTGTGTCTACTTGTATGTCAATGATTTGAGAGCCCGCAGGGAGAACCGCAACAGTAGTAGTGCCCGCAGTAGCTGGAAGAGCTGCCGCTTGTAATAAAACAACAACACCTGTGTTATCAATATAACCCGGAACGGTGCCAGTAGTATCTTTAACAGTACCTGTACGGACTGGGCCTGAAAATGTAGTAAATGCCATTTTAGTTTCCTTCATAGAAAGTCTAAGCCTAGTAGTCTTCTATGCGTCAGCGGGGGCTGTCTACTAAGCCGGATTATTCCCCGGTATGTTGTACTTA